ACTAACTTATCTGACGAACAAGCAACACAGTTTATGAACACTGTTATAGAGCTTTTTTATACAATGAATGATGATATCTTCATTGCTACATCAAAAGTAATTAGTTAGTGAATATATTTGATATTATTGCAGATATTCTCTTTCTTAAGAAAAGAAAGGCAATTGCTAATATTGATAATGAAACATCATTCTCACCTTTTATGCTTAATAGATGGATAAGCATGTATTCAAATGTGCTTGCTCTTAAGTGTAATCTATTAAACAAATATATTGCCTTCAACAAGCAAACATCCTATAGCTTGTTTTATAATATCTTTGACAAAGTAACTACCAAGAAAATTACTTATTTTAAGAAGAAAAAAGAAGAAGTTGATGAAAATGACACAGCTCCGCTTTTTTCAAGAGCCTTAGAAATATCACAACGTGAAGTAAAATTATACTCTGAGCTATTGACTTCTATTAAATTGTAATAAAATATAACATATGCCAGCTAATATTGATCTCTTGCCCACTCAAAAAAGTTTAATTGATTTGTCTGAATTGCCTAAAAATTCTTTTAACAGTATTTTTTACGGCTTTAGTTTAAGACAGCTTCTGGATGATGTTATGCTTGTTCGCTTTGTTGATGAAACAGATGACGGTGCGAGTATTATGCGCAACGGTATTGTTGTGCCGGTTAATGTTGATACAAAAGCTTGGCGCATAGGTGAGGTAATTCTCGCTGGTCCTAATGTCAAGCACGCTAAAAAAGGCGATTACGTATGCTTTCCAAATAATTTAGGTATACCAGTATCTAATATAGCTGTTGATGATTATGGCTCTCTCAAGAAAGGCATCTTTTTGAACGAACAGCGTATTTTTGGAATTTGTTCTGTTCTTGAGAGCAGCAATTCCGTAGCTTCTCATACAACGAAAAAACGAAAAAATAATGAATGAAGGTGTCTTTATCAACCTTAAGAACAATTGCTCAGAATAATGTTACTGAAATTAAGTTCTTTAGAAGAAGACCTAAACCTGGGTACCCACCTACAAGACGCATGCTATGCACTACTAGTTTTTCCCTGCTCAACAGTACAGAGGGTCGGTTGACTCTGAATTACAAGCCTACCTCTAGACCCCCTAGATTTAACCCAGTACAGAAAGATTTGTTAATAGTCTGGGATATTTTTATGCAGGATTACCGTTGTGTAAACGCAACTGCTTGTAATTTAATAGCAACCATACCAGCTAACAAAGAATTCTGGAAATACTTTTCAACTAAACTATTCAAACTAACACCGCAACAAAAAATTGCATTTATGAACAGATGACAACAATACTAAATATTACTTCTACTATAAATAAACATTTGCAAAAAAATGCAGAATTTGTTATAGACAATAAAACAATAAAAACAGGAAGAATCTTACTTTTTAGTGTTAAAGATTTTTTCTGCTCTTTCTTACTACTAAATGAGACAAAGAAAAAAAGATTTCTTTATGAAATACCATACCCATTTAGCTTTCAAGAAGCTGATAATGAATTAATCTTTGACTACACTCTTAATACTTTTACTCAGAATAATCCTGCTGTAAAAGATGACTTTTTAAAATTTAGAAATAAAAAATCATCTAAACTTTTTAATAAAAAGGTCAGATTAAAGATTTCTGTTTAATTCTCGCAATTTGTAGTTATAATTATTTGTGTTCAGTCGTTATTTAAATCATTTTCCTAAAGACTACAACCCTTCTTCACAGCAAGTAAAATTGATTAAGAGTGTTGAGAAGGCTTTTAACAAAGGTAAGAAATTTGTTATTGCATGCGCTCCAACAGGATCAGGAAAAAGTTTTCTCGCTAAAACACTCGCAGGCATAAGCAATCAACCATCGCAGCAATTTATTGATTTGGTTAAATCATATAAAGCTTACAAACAAGATTTTACAGGCAACTACCTGCATGAAGTTGAATGCATGTCAACACCGCCTTTTGGAGCATATGCTTTAACTATTACCAAATCATTGCAAGACCAATATTTAAAACTATTTCCTGACACCTTACTATTAAAAGGTAAAACAAACTATATCTGTGATGTCGATCAAAACTTTGATGTTGAGACTGCTCCCTGTTTATTTGTTAGTAAGATAAAAGATGACTGTTGGGAGCAAAATAGGTGCCCATATTACAACGCAAGAAACGACGCTCTTATATCTCAGTTTGCTGCTCTTAACTATAAAATGTTTCTTGCATTACCTAAACATTTAAAACGGAAAAATTTTTTAATATGCGATGAAGCTTCTGAACTAGAAGATGAGCTAGTTAAAAGATTTTCTGCAGAAGTTAGTTATGAAAGATTAAAAAATTACGGCATTGAGTTCCGTACTCTTACAACTGAGTCATATGAAAAAGCTCGTAGCTGGGTAAATGATTTGACATTTACTATAAATGAAAAAATTAATACACTTACGGTTAAAGCAGGAAAAAAACATAACACTCTCTCACAGCCAGATAGAATTAAACTTATTTACTTAAAAAATATTATGAACTCCCTTGCTACTGTTGATACTCTCTGGAAAGACTGCGAATTTATTATAGATCGTGATGTCAGAAAAGTCACATTTACACCCCTCAAGGTAGATAAACTGTCAAAAAATATTTTTGATTGTGGCGATAACGTTTTACTCATGTCAGCTACAATCATAGACCATAAGAATTTTGCAAAAAACTTAGGAATTACAGACTATGAATATATTGAAGTTGAAAGCGATTTTGATGCTGCAAAATCACCTATACATGTAACTTCTAAAAATAAACTCAATTATAAAAATTTAAAAGTTGTTCTCCCTGATATAGTAGATCAAATAAAACAAATAGTAGAGTTTCACAAAAATGATAAAGGTATTATACATACGCATACCCAGGAAATAACAAATATATTGCGTGATAAATTACATTCCAATAGACGGTTTTTATTTAGAGATATAGCATCTAATAATGAAAATATTCTAACTGAGCACTTTAAAGCAGATTTTCCTACAATACTTGTATCACCCTCATTAGCATACGGCATCGATTTAAAGGATGATTTAGCAAGATTTCAAATTATCGTAAAGCTGCCTTTCCCGCCTCTCTCGGTAAAACGTATTAAAAAGTTGTTTGATATTGATAAAGCCTGGTATGAAAATAAAATGCTAAATTCAATTGTACAAATGTGTGGTAGAGCTACTAGAAGCAAGCATGACTTTTCTACAACTTACATACTTGATGGTAATATTGTCAATGTTTTAAAAAATACAAAAGATAAGCTTCCGCAATGTTTTATTGACCGGGTTTGCTAATAAATAATATAGTGAAGAACTATACGTATCATTTTGAAATTAAAGACCTAATAACTCAGTTTATTAATGCTTTTGATAGTATTATTATTAAGAGATACGACCAAACTAGATCTGCAAAATCTAGTATTCAGGTGAGATATGTATACTCACCAAAACAAAGAGTAATGTATGATCTTGTAAACAGAGCACAGAACCTAACTGTTCCTATTGTAGCTGTTAGTATTGCAAACGTAGCAAGAGATGAAAACAGAGTCTTTAATAAGATTGGTGGTTTTTATTTCTCTCAAGGTACTAGCAGTGGAACTGAGTCTACAAAAAGCGATTTTTATAAGAGCCCTGTACCAGTCAATATTACCATCAACATGTCTATTCTTGCAAAATTTCAAACTGATATGGATCAAATATTATCTAATTTTATTCCCTACAACAATCCTTATATTATTATTTCATGGAAAGTACCTGAAGCCATGGTTGAAGATGGGTTCACTGTTCCTCAAGAAATACGTAGCGAGGTTTTATGGAATGGTAATATTGCATTATCTTATCCTACAGATATTAATGCATCTGAAAAATATAGAATTATTGGTGATACTTCATTTATAATAAAGGGATGGCTGTTTGGTGATCCAACATTCCCTGCAGCTAATATCTTTTACGTTAATAGTAATTTCTATAATGCATCTAGCTTACTTGATGCGACATTTGAAACACTGTCTAGCCAAACATTCACATACCCTGTATCATCTGGGCTATCTAGCGATTTAGAAACAGTCACCATTTCAGCTTTCCCCCAGGTAACAAACATCGATTACACATATCAAATTTTATGAATTTCATAACACTCACACCTGCACAAACTGCTTTTCTTTCTCTAGAAGGCTACTTTTTTCAAAGACTTGAATTCATCTATCTCAGTGCTACTAACAATACAATGTTTCCCTATGTATGTGCTTTGAGCTACTTCACTGGCAGTACCAAGTTGTCTTCTGCATTTTTACCTATTTCCGGTTATCCGTATAATAATTATTCTATTCGTGGAGAAAACGGACTATCTGTTGTAATGCATGGTTTATCAGCAGGTATATATGATTTAATACTTGGAAATGCAGCTGGGTACACTCTTCTATCAACAAAAAACTACTTATTATCAACAAATTGATAGATATTTAATTTATTTAGTATATCATAAATAATACTATATGGCGGACTCTAATCGCGAATCTACGTTCGGCAGAGATTTAATGAAGTTTATTTCTTCTAAATTACCCTACCAACAAGTTGATGTTAATGATAAAATTAATTCCCTCAATCCAAAGTATGAGATTTTTTATGATAAAGGAACAAAGAGAGATGATGCCCTAGCAAGGCAATCAGTATCTAACACAACTTTTTATACTGATGATTTGTTTGGTAATATATTAAGAGATAAAAATTATCATGAGTTCATGTATGCAAACATACAGCCTGATAAAATTCGCCGTCTCATGGACTATAGAGTCATGGCTGCTTTTGCAGAAGTAGCAGATGCATTAGATGAAATTTGTGATGAATTTATTAATAAAGATGATAACGGTGATATTATAAAAATTGATTTTAAGGATATAAGCTTATCAGAAACACAGAAGAGCAAGATACGCAAAGAATTTCAAAAATATATAAGTTATTTTGATTTTGAGAACAAAGGATGGGAATACGTTAGAAGCATGCTTGTTGATGCTGAAATTTATTTTGAACATATAATTCATAAAAAATATCCAAAAGAGGGAATTCTGGGCATTCTAACTGTTCCATCTGACACTATTGACCCTGTTTATGCAAATGTTCAAAATATGAACATTAAAGGTTACTTGCTTAGAAAACCAGTATATGATTTAAAGAACCCTTCAAAAGTTACTAGAACTGAACTAGTACCAATGGAAGTAAACCAAATTACATATATCAACTCTGGCATATGGAATGAAAATAAAACTGTTAGACTGCCCTTCATTGAAAATGCAAGAAGAGCTTATAGACAGTTATCTTTAATTGAAGATGCAATTGTAATCTATCGCCTAGTAAGAGCACCAGAGCGTTTAGTTTTCAATGTTGATGTAGGCAACATGGCCCCACCCAAAGCTGAAGCATACCTTAGAAAATTAATGACAAACTATTGGTCAAAGAGAACATTTGATCTTGATCAAGGTGCAACAGTTCAAAAATTTAATCCTCAATCAATGCTTGACAGTTTTTGGTTTGCCAAGAGAGCAGGCAGTGAAGGTACAACTGTTACATCTCTGCCCGCTGGTCAAAATTTAGGTGAATTGTCTGACCTTCTTTACTTTGTAAAGAAACTCTACAAATCTTTAAAAGTTCCAACAAGCAGATTAAACCCAGATGATGTCTTTAACGACGGTACAAATATTCTTAGAGAAGAGCTTAAGTTCGCACGCTTTATTATTAGACTGCAGCAAAGATTTGCTTCAGGACTTAAAGGCGGGTTCACTACACAGCTTAAACTTAAAGGTATTTGGGAAGAATTAAAACTAAGAGATGATGATATTACTTTAACTTTTAATGTGCCGACTAACTTCTATGAGCTAAGAGAGAATCAAAAGTTTGAGTTAAAAGCCAATAGCTTCAATACCATAACACAGAGTGATCTTGTATCAAAAACATTTGCACAAAAGAAATATCTTGGCTGGGGTGATTCTGATATTATGGCTAATAGAGAATTCCTTAGAAAAGATAAAGAATTGCTTTGGGAGTTGGCTCAAATTGAAAACGCCGGGCCTAATTGGCGCAATCAAGGTACAGTTGCAGCTCCTGGTGAAGTAGGCAGTGCAGGTGAAATGGGTGGTAGTGCTCCAGCTGGTGGGCCACCTGCATTTGGTCCTGCTCCTACAGCTCCAGAAGCAGGAGCAACTGGTGGCGAAGCTGGCGCTGCAGCAGAAGCACCTGCTCCAGAAACAGCCCCAGAAGCAGGCGGATCTGCTCTACCTACTTAATAAATAATTAAATGCCCTGTACAGACATCACGCCGATCAGTGCCTTTCAAAGCACTAATCTTAATAGTAAAATATGTTCTTTTACTAGATTGAGCGAAAGAATAATGAGAGCTCTTGGCGCTCCATTAATTACTGTTGAAATACATCATGATCAATTATTTGAAAATATAAGTTTAGCATGTGAAATGTTCACTAAATATGCTGGATATACAGAAGAATATATTGTATTTGATTCTAATCTTTATGTAGACAATAAAGGGCTTAAACTAGACGAACTTTTCAGTGTTTCACCTACCTTTAATAAGGTAGTTGACCCTGCAGTGCCAACTGTCTTTGTAGCAAACTCTTCAATACCCAGTACATTCTTCACATCTTCTTCAACGCTATCAGCTACATACGACAATGGAATATTCAAAAACCAGGTTTTTCAACAAACTGCATATGCCACTCTCACTAGCTTTAATTCAATATTAAGCGCTTCCTTCACCCCCTCTGGTCAGCAGAAATGCAGTAATGAAAAATTTGTCAATAGTTTTGATTATGATGTGATGGATTATAGAAAAGTTGTTGATGTTATTGATTTTGAAGAAGGGTCTTCAAACGGTGTTAATACACTATTCACAATCGAGCAAACTTTAGCTCAGCAAACATATTTTAGCTATGCAATGGGCAATTATGGGTTCGATTTAATTAGCTGGTATGTATTAAAGAACTGGTTAAAAGATAGAGAAAAACTATTAGCACAGAAGAGATACTTTACATTTGATCCAAGAACTCAATATCTTGTCATGATGCCTCCTCCTAGAACACCTGGCTCTGGCAGCAGATTTTATGGTGTCTTATTTTGTTATGTTGAAAGACCTCTCAAGGATATTATTAAAGAGCAATGGGTCTATCAATATGCTCTCGCACTTAGCAAGATAACAGTAGGTACAATCAGAGGTAAATATCAAGGCACAAATCTCTTCGGTGGTGGAACTATTAATGCTGCCATACTTGAAGATGGTAAACTAGAAAAAGATAAGCTTGAAGCTCTACTCCTGCAACAAGGTGCTGCAGGCTTTGGTGATGCTGCTCCTCCAATGTTTTTTGTTGGATAATTATGCTGCCCATTAAAAGAGACAACAAATACAGACAAGGTATTTTTAAACCCAAAAATACAATCAAATATGTTGGCAGAGGATTTCCTGTGTACAGATCTGGGTGGGAATTAAGATTTTTTCGATGGTGTGATGATAATAAAAATGTTGTTGAATGGGCTAGCGAATCTGTAATTATACCGTATCTTAACAAAGCAGATGGTAAGGTACACAGGTATTATACTGACGGTATAATAGCAATAAGAGAAGGAGATAAACTTGTTAAATATATTATAGAAATTAAACCTTCCTCACAAACTAAAGCACCGGTATCAGGAAACAAACGGAAAAGCACTATAAACTATGAAAATTATAGATATTTACAGAATATCTCCAAGTGGGAAGCGGCCAAACAATGGTGCGATAAAAAGGGGTACAAATTTTTAATATTAACAGAAAAAGAGCTAGGACTTAAAAAATAGTGTATTTTTTTAATAAATAATCATATGGCGCTTCGTTTAATAGTTGAGACACCTCAAGAGAACACAGATTTCGAATACATTTACGAAGAGAAAAATAGCAAAGAGCAGCCCAAGCTGTTTATATCAGG